GCGTCAGCATGTAGAGCAGTGCTGCCGCGTCTGGTAATACCACTCGCGTACGCACCATACCACGCACCGCCGTTACCAGCGCACGGTAGGCCACCATTGCATCTGCCTGCGATCCACCAAACGCCGTGATCGTCATCTCGACCACCTGACGCGCCGTGTCAATGTCTGGCGATCCGCCTGCATTCTGCACTCGCAGGCAGCGCGACGGAAACGGCCATGCGTCGGGAGCCGTCCGGCTTGCGGCGTCCGTTGGCAACGCGAACTTGTGCTTGGCCGCAACTCGCACACCACACGCTTGTTGCACCGCTGGCGCATTGAGCAGGTACGCAACCACAACCGCTGTAGGATCGATGATGGTAGGTATGATGGTCATCGGTTAAATGGCCCCGCCTTACGCATACCAATCGTCAGGTATCGATACCGCCGATGGATTCGCCGCGCATATGGCACGCCACGAGTGAGCAGGTATCCGCGAATGGCAAACAGTCCAATGCGACGCGAGGGCTTAATCTGAATGCTTCGCTGAAGTGTTCCGGTCAGTTTTCCGTGACCTGGATACAGTTCTTTCTGTGCCAGTCGTTGCGCCTTCATGTTGTGCCGATCGAGTGACCTCATCAGATCCGCTTCGACTTCCTTGGTCAGTTGCTGTAATCTGAGCACGGTACGCATCGATATCCTCACGCGCAATGTAGACGACACCACCAACCGAAATCCAACGATACGAGTTCATATTAGTTTTGCTGAATGAAGAGCTTGATCTGGAATTGCTCCAACGCACCAGGCGTATAGTTTCCGTTCGCCTGCAAAATCCCGTACAGGCTGCGACTGGTGTTGCTCACCGTGAACGGAATGGCAGTACCAGTCGTCATGGTAAACCCTTTGGCGATACCATCATGAAACGTAATCGTGCCGCCACTGCTCTTATCGACCGTCAGCGCACCAATGTAGGAGCCGAAATTAGCCCGTGCCGTTGGTTCATACGCTGCGTTGTCGTTCGGGATCTCTGGCGGAATATCGTTCCACAGATGCAGAATAAACGCTGCCTGACTGGTTGTGGTCGTGCTCTTGGCCAGGATGCCACCGAGCAGGAGCGCTGACGTACCAAACCACCGTGTGCAATTTGGAAACTCGATTGCCGACGGCGTCGTGGTACTGTTGGTTATGCCGTCGCCTGTTGCGTACGCGGTTGTATTGTCTGGTCTGGTGAGCGTGGCGAGCACAGAAGTGTGAAATCCGCCCATGTTGCCCGCGTACTGCCCGAACGTTGCCGTTTGGTATGTCACAACACACCTCCCGTTGCCGCCACTCGCTCGATCGTGGCACTGATGTGTCCAATGCCGTGACGACCACGGCGACGCGCTACGAGCGTACGCACCTCGTACACTCCAGGTTGCTGTGCTCCCGTCTCGTCGATCACGTTGCTAATCCGATCACCCTCGGTCAGTCCCGATGATGGTAGCACGATCAGCGTGGTAATCGTAGTCACGGGTTGCTCTGCCAGTGCGGAAATCTGCGCCCGCACCTCGTCCTGCACCAATCGACACGGCACGTTTTGCGCGACAGGCGCGTACGTTGACACCCGTTGTCCGTAGGTGTCCATGGTGTGCGTGGCTCGCTCGATGGTGCAGCGATGGATGCAGGCGCTTATCACTGGCATGTTAGCCTCGAATAACGAATACTTCCGCGTTCTGCGAGACGGTAAACGTGACCTGACCAGACCCATTGTTGTAGACGCTGGTCGGGAACGGCCCGACAACCACGTTCGCACTGGATGCCACGGTATACGCGCGATCGGCCACGCTCAGCCCGTCCACGGTGTTGGGTGTGATAATCGTGACGGTGTTGCTGCTCGAACTGTTCAGAATGACCAGTCGGCTGTTGCCGTCGTTCGCGAACACGTAATCATTGCCGCTCGCGACTGCCGTGCCAGACGCGGCGGTGATGACGACCGGTGTCGTGCGACTCGCAGCCACCGGTGTTAGAGTGACGGTAGGCATTGATACCTCCTAAATACTCAGAAATTGCAATCGTCGATAGATCCGCTCGCGCTGCATCTCCCAGTCAGGAGCGGTGTAGTCGTATTCACTCGCCATGCTCTCGGTTTGCATCGCGGTCTGCTCAATCGCGTGTCGGACGACCTCGATCAGTGCCGAACGCCAACGATCACGCTCGTCCTGTGGCACGTACGTGACCACGACGTAGCGTAACCATCGCCCGTTGCGTTCAATCCGGCCCTCAGCGTTCCATACCTGGTAGTTGGTTGCGGCAATCGTCGATGGCGTACCGCCAGGCGTGGAACGCTCCGTCACACTGGACACCGTCTGGATGGGTCGTGTCGTAAACACGTCTCGCGCTTCGCCCGTGAGCGTCTCACTCCGTGACGTCGCACCGTCGCCAGGTACGCCAAATCGACGCTCCACATACGCCTCCTCGCGAGCAATCAGGGCTGCGAGATCAGCGTCATTCAGTGCGTTTGGTACGATCGTGCGTACGGTGGCAACGTCCAGCAGGGGCATTATTTTCTCCTGCGTACCGCTTTATCGAGTGGCGGCGCTTCGGGTGCCGCCACTTCAATCGACACTGGAGGCTCTGGGAGTTTGAGCGCAAACGAGTCGGGCGAGTCGGCCATCAGCCGTGCTGCCTCCTCCTCGCTCACCGTGATGATCTCGCCGCACTCGTATGCCGTGCGACGAGATCGATAGTCACTGAGTACGTACAACGTCACCATACTAGGCCGCCGGGAGCAACTGGATCAGCAGCCACGCGGTATGGTCGGCGGTGGTTGGCAGGTAGCCGGAGTCGGTGGTCACACCAACGCCAATCCGCTTGCCCGCCGTCACCTTGTGCGTGCCCACCCGTCCCACACTGCCACCACGTCGCACCGTCGTTGTGGAGTTGAGTACCACGCTTGGCGTGTTGCCGACAATGGTGCCGTCCACGGTCACGTTGAACGTCGCAGTGCCCGCCGTCACATCGGCGTTGCTCTCCACGTTCAGGTAGAGCACGACCGCGTACATACCAGCAGGTACTAGGAACCCAGTCGCACCCTGCGGTGAGGTCATTGCGGTGTTTGTTGCACTCGCCGCAATGTTTGCCAGTCCGAACTCAATCGTGGTGTTGAACCCGCGATTGTAATCAAGCGCGTTGCCTGAGAAGGTCATCGCTCATTCCTCCTAGATCAGAATATTGCGGATGCCAGCGGTGTGTCGTGCGCTGGCACGTGGCCCGCGGCAGGCCAGCGCCTGACGGAACGAGGCGACCAGCACGTACTGACGGCTCTGGATGTCCCGATCCATCTCGATCAGCAACTCGCGTCGGAACCCGAGCCGCCACATGGCACGATGGAACACCGACAGGCTTCCAAGCGTGTTGTTGCCGGCCGTTGCAGACGCCTTGCCGTCAGCCTCCACCGTTGGGTAAACCGGGCTTGGGATGATCGGGATACCACGATACGCGCCAATCTGGCCTGTCAGCACAACTGCCTGCGGGCCGAACGAATCGAGGGTCATCACGAACGAGCCAGGGCTACCAGTCGAGGTGTTGAGGAACCCACGCAGGTAGGTGCCGATGTCGCACACGAACACCAGACCGCTGATGTCCGTAGCGTACTTCTCCAGACGGCTCAGGGCTGCGGTGATGTTGGCATCGGTCAACGCGCCACCACCGTTGTTGATCGTCTGTGCCGAGAAGTCCACGATGTGCTGATGGCGGATGCCATCCTGCCCGCTGCTCAGGTAGTAGCTATCGGCTGCAGGAAGCGCATCATCCAGGTTGATGTTGCCACTCACCGCCTCGGTGCTGTCCGCGTTTAGCGCAAACGCATCAATGGCCTCGGCCCCACTGCGGGCAAGTTCGGCACGCAGTACGGGCATGAGTGCGACAACCGCATCCTCGTCCATCGTGTACGACCAGAGCTGCTGCGTCACGAGCTCAGTCGTCTTGAGCTGATCGTCACCAGTGGCCATGTCGGGCGTCTGGATGGGTGTGCCGGGTGTGCCCTTGCGCCAGGTTGGAGCGCCAAACCCGCGTGGAATGTCGAATGGATCGCTGGTCATCGGGATGGTGGTGAGCGCACCGGCTACACGGCTCGCCATGTAGAAATCCTGCCAGAGCTCCGCCGCCAGGTTCTGCGGTGTGTACTCAGCACCTGCGCCCGTGTTGGCAGGATCGAGGAACTTGAGCACTTCTTGCAGATCGGGCGACGGGCCCTTGAACTTGTCGGGCTGGATCTTGGCAGCGGTGCTCAGCAGACGACCGGCGAGCTTGATGTCAATCGGCAGCGTGGTGGTGCCGAACGCCTTGTGCTTGCCGTCTGTGGCAAAATCCTTGACCATGGCACGGTAGCGGTTGCCGTCCTTCACGACCGGCTCTCCATCCTCGCCGTGCGTTGCACCAGCCACACGACGCCGTGGCGCCGAGTCCATCTTGGCCTTGACCTGCGCTTCGACGAGCGCATTGATCTGGCCCTCCATGCTCTTGATGAGCGAATCACGATCAATCAACGTGCCATTCTTGGCGGCGTCGGTAATCGCGTGAATCTCCGAAATCACGTGATCAAGGTTTGTCATTTGCTACTCCGTAACGTAGTCCGTAGCGTCGTGAGCGCTGCGGCGAGGGCTGTCACATCCACCACCGATGTATCATGAACCGCAGTCGCCTGCGGAGGTATGCCGTCCGACTTCTCCCCATCGTCTCCCAGCTGCTCCAGCACGGAGCCGATGGCATCGTATGCCTCGCGTAACCTGGCTTCATTCGCCTTGCTCAGCACACGACCAGCCTTGAAAAATTGATCCTTCGCGGACTTCGTCGCACTCATCAATCGCACCGCGTCACGATTGGCAGGAATGGGAACGAGCGACCACTCGAACAACTCCCAACTGGTGAAATCCAAACCGCCATCCTCGTTGGGTTTGGCCTCCAGTGGTCGAAACCCAATCGACGCCGTGTTGATCAGTTTCTCATTCCACAGTTGCCGAATGATGTGCATCGGATCCATTGCGTTTACGGGATCGCGCAACTCGAACAGCACATCAATACCATCTGGCGTCACACTGATGTCCGTGGTACGCCCGATCGTCTGCCACGGCTCCGTGTATTGGTGTCCCCACTGGACAATCGGGTTCTTTCGGTAGGCGTCTAAAACGCCGCCCAGGGGCATGACACGATCGCGATCACGATCTAGGCTCGGTGTCGTGATGCGAATCGCGCCCGCCGCCTTCGTGGCCTCAAGAATCTCGAACGTAGCCAGTTTCTGTCTTGTGTCCATGACACTCCGCTCTTCCGTCAACTGCTCCACCTGGCGCCGTGACCAGGTCATTGCGCGCTCGCTCTGTGGTCGGGTGCCACCACCCCACAGCGCATGAGCAACCACACCAGGCGACGGGTAATCTTCATGATCCGGGTTGGCCGCTGGCGCATCGAGATCGGTCATGTGCCGTGGAAACCAGGCCGCCATCCGGCGGAGTTTGTCCTCACTTATCTGACCACGCGCCATAGCACGCGCCTCGTTCACGGTTCGCTCCAGCAGTCCGTCTCCACCACGACCCTCGGCGTACCAGTCCAAACCACGCCGCACGTTCTCGCGCATCCAGCCAGGTGTTGCGACCTTCTGCACGATGACCAGGCCGCTCTTGGCGTCGTCTTCCTCGTCGTCGTCGTCTTCGTCGTCCTGCATCCGTGCGACGATTCGATCCAGTGCTTCACGCGCTAGGTTCGCGACCGTCTCAGGGATGTCAGTCTGTGGGAGACGCGACGCCGCTGCACGCATACCGGCAGGCATGATGTACAACTCGCCGTTAATCACATCCGCAATGCCGAGCCGGTAACTGCCACGCAACTCTGGTGCCTCAGCGTCATACACCAAAAACGCCTGTCGCGCAATCTCAGGGCTGACACTCTCCGTACCAAACCCTGCCAACTCGAACACGCGACGCGCAGCACCTGCACCGTCCCACGGTCGATCAGGGCCAAAGTCAAGATCCTCGTTGACACCTACCGTCCAGTCTGCCATACGCTCTCCTCTGGCAGTGACATATACGTCAAACTTTTATCACTTCGAATAATGATCTTGGATCTATTATATATTATAAGGTTCAAGATCAGTATTCCATATGACATGGTTTTGTCTTATAGACAACAGTGCTGATGATGCAAAAAACCCTGCCGACCATCGGGATCATACGATCAGGATGGAAGCAGGGCTGGACTGCGTCGTGTGCAGTGGAGCCGTATTTGACTAACGACACTATAGCACACGTGTGCAAGTACTGTCAAACCTGATAGCGACGGCGTAGGTAGCCTGCGAGCATACTGGCCACGACGCGGTACGGATGGTCGTGCGCAAGATTCTGTTTGTCCCAATGCACGACTAGGATACCGATGCAGCGCACGATGACACGGGCCAGCGCACGCTGCTCAGTCTGGAGGTTGGTGATCTCGCGATCATCAATGCCGTCTGGGTGGGTCATTCGATCACCGGCGCTGCTGCTCTGACACAGTTCGGATGCTGGAGCGGATTCGCACGGTACCAATCGAGTGTCTGAATCGTTCCGTTCAGGCGAACGCATTCAGGATGGCTGTCATCAAATCCGTTGTCGAGAATCTCCACGCGATCGACGCCAGCATCACGATAGCGATTGTACGCACCCTCGGCCTGTGCAAATGCCATCTCCGTCCGTGCAATGGCACGCGCACGATTACGGTACGTCTCCTCGACAATCCCACGCAGTCCATTCGGGTAGGTCTCGTCACCACGTACCAGTTGACCGATTGACCAACCCTGTGACGCGCCATACTCCAGGTACCGACGGACGGCGTCACGGGTCGTCTCAGTGATGGCTGTAATCCGTGTTCCGCTCTGACGCATGGCAGCAATCACCGCAGGATCGGTTTCCTCAAATACTGTTTCTGTTTCCAGTGCCAGGTTCCAGATCGGCCAACTCTCACGCATCATGACGATAATCGCCAATGCAAAAACACTTTCCAGGCCATAATCTTCGTCTTCTGGCACCAGTTCATCGACATTGACACCATCTACCGATGGCTCTTTGATACTGCGCTGTATTTGCGCTCTGGCTCGTCGCATGACATCATCTGCCAGACGCTCAAACGCCTCTTCGATCTGTGGCTCCAGTGACGACGCCACGCGATTCCGTACGCGCTGTAGTCGCTGTGCAATCGTACGCGGTGCTACGGCTTTGCGCACCGTCGTGCGTTGTGGCGCCGCTGTGACTGGTGCTGCTGCACCAACCATCGTGACTGGCACAATCGACATCGGTAGGTATCCTACGTTACCACCATCCACGGGGCCCGTGCCAATTTTCAACATCGCTTCAATCGTGTTGTACGGCACACCCATCGACCAGAGTTTGGTTGCCTGATCGAGTTTTGGCATCAGGTCTTCCTGCAGCACACCGACACTGCTAATGTCCGTGACGACACGCTGACCAGGCTGGAGTACAACGCGCTTGGTGCTGAAGAAATGCGTGAACGTGGCGTCCAGTCGCTGCGCCATGGGAAGCAGCGTCAGCGTCCAGAATACTTTTTGCGCTGCGGCGAAGTTCTCGTAGGTGTCCTTGCCGAATCCCATGATCTCGTCTGGCACGCCAAACAACGCACCAACGGCCTCGCGGCTGTAATCGCGTGCTCGCAACCATTCCAGATCATCGGCTGCCTTCCCGAACGCTTGGATCTTCTGGCCCGCTTCGAGCAGCAATGGTCGATGTCGTCCGTATTTCTGCTCCAACTGCGCTTCGGCTCTGGCACGTTCGGCAGGTGTGAGCGTCTCGTCGGAACTGATGGCGTAGTCGCGCACGCCATCGAGCAGGGTACGCTGCGTATTGTTGAGTGTGGCCAGGTCAACGGCCACCTCCATTGAGAGCGCTCGCATCACACTGAGTCCGCGCCACGGGTTCAGCGGATTGGTGAACATCTCATGGATCATGCTGTCAGCACTGATGACGGGAGGGTTGAGTAGTGGTACCTCGTAGAATGCAGGAATGGCATAGGAGGTATCAGTGACTGCACCAACGACCCACACCTCGTCTGGTCGTCGTGGCCACAACTCCGCCACGTTTCCGCGACCATCCTCAACCACCTCGGCAAACCACTCACCGCCGAGGAGTTTGTGGGTCAATAGGATCTCGATAAACTCCGCGCCGTCGTGCGTGATGTTTGGCTGTTTCAGCAACTGTGTCAGTGGATGCTTTGGTACCACCTGACCCTGTGCATCAACCACCTGACGCGGAAGTGGCGAGAGCGCAGTGGTAATGGCAACGACGGCCTTGCGCACCCACGCATACTGCCGGTAGATCTGTGCGTGTTGCACGTAGCGATCAATCTCTGCTCCGCCGGTCGTGGTACGGCCTGCCGTGATGTGCTCGCGGTAGCGTAGATTGGGGAAGTAGTCGTACAGCGGGCCCTCATTATTTGGAGCCTTGCTCAACGCCGCATAGGCTTTAGTCAACCTCTGAACGAGACTCATACCACCTCCCTGTTCGGTAGCCGTCCATCGCGGCCACCACACACCACAACGTCACGGTGACGATAAGGCCTACCACCAACCCGAGCAGCCAGGGAATAATAGCCAATAACCAGAGCAATGCAAGGCGAAAACGCTTAACGAATCCGGCTAACAATGTAGCGTAGCGCGTCGGCATAGTGGTAGGTACTCTTGTTGACAATCTCTCTCGTCGGCCTGCCGCGCTCGTCTGGTGCTCGTCGATACGTGCGCAGGTTGTCAAGCAGCCCAACGCATGTACGGAATATCGATAGTATACCATCATCGCCAAGCGCACCGGCAACACGACTGATGCCAATCTCCACGTCAATGACGCTCGGTTTGCTGACTGGTAGACCAGCACGACGCATCTCACGCCGCCACTGCTCCTCACTGCCTACACCACCAACGGCGAACGGCTCAGCCGATCCAACACGCTGACGAATGGCGGTAACGTGCTCCTCAATGGTCCGATTTCCCTCCAAGTACTCATCAATCGCGTACCAATACAGGGTGATGGGATCCTGCACGAGCATCACCACGCAGGTATGCACACCACCATAATCAATGCCGAGGTAGCGCGGCCAGTCGTCGGGAACGGGAAATGGATCACACACGGGCACGTTCGGATAGATGGCCAATCCTCCGCTGTCCACGCGGTGTTGGCACTCACGCCAGAACGCATCAGGGCCCATGGTCGTGATGATACGCTGGCACGCATCGAGGCTTTGACCCTCCCAGGTCGGCGTGCCACTGACACGGTAGACCGTCTCGTCTCCCTGCTGCTCAGGTGTGATGACGCAGCTGAGCAGGGCCGGATACGGCCCGCTGATGATACGATCGGCTAACCACGGTGTGGAGCGATCAGCGAGTTGCGCAAATATGCCGTGTGCCGTAATGAGGTTTTGCACACCGACCACCGCGGCGGTATCGATCGCCGTAGGCAGTACGGTTTGGGTGAGCACCTCGATCTTCTTGCGCGTGGTTGCTGTGCTATCGTGAATCTGATCGATGTCATCGAAGATAACGAAGTCGGGCCTAGCATCGTCGTCCTTGGTACCACGGCTGCCGGTATCGAGGCCAAACGCATCAATGGTAAACCCATCGGCGGCACGCAGCCGGTTGCGTCGCCAACCTCTGGATGTGCCGTATTTATTGACACTGCGCTGCACATTCAGCCGTTCCAGGATGGTGCCGATGGCTTCAACGTGTTTGTCCGCCTGGTCTTGCGTGCCAGAGACGTAGAGCGCGTAGCGTCGTTTGCCTCGAAGCATGACG